TCAGCGAAGCAATCTTCGCCAGTAGAGCGTGTGCGACCACGCCCAGGGGATCTCGGGTTCGTAGAGCCTGTAGCCGGCCTTGATGAAATTATTCGCTGAGACGACATTGTCCGTCGTATCGGAGACGATACCATGCCATCCAATACGCCGCCCTTGCGCCTCTACGGCGCGCATCAACCTGAGCTGAAGTCCTCTGCCCCAATGCGGCTGCATGACGCCAACTCTGGAGAAGTAGCCGCTATTTCGCGCATAGGTGGACGGTACGACTCCCGCAAAGGCGACCGCATCATGGCCATGATAGGCGAGCCACCACGTTCCCAAACCGAACTGTGGCACCGCCGCGGCGTCGAAGAACGTCAGCCGATGCAGATCCGTCAAAGTTTCGGCAATGTCGTCGTCGAACGGGTCGACCATACGAATTCTGTACATGACGTGATCCATAGCAACGGAACGGTCTTGATCGGCTGTGCGGCGACACAACCGCTACAGGGAGCTCACTTGCCCAGCACGACCTTCACACCCAGCCAGACCGCCCCCATCAGGCCGGTCGCGATTATCGTGATGACGGCCTTGAAGGTATAGCTCTGCGCCTGCTCCACGCTTTTTCGCCACCGCCGCAGATGCTGAAAATCCGCCCTGACCTCCTTACGGTCGTCATCCTCGATACCAAACGAAGCCAGCACCGATGCCACCGTCTTCAACACGATTGCATCGATGTTGTCCTGCTGGAGCCTCTGCTGCTCAGCCAGAGTCTCGGCGATGATCACCCTGATTTCGTCAGCCGGCATCTTCATCGCTTGATGATCCTCGCAACATTCTCGAAGCCCCGCTTGGCGAAATAGAAGGAGACGACGAGATTGGCGGTGACCGCCGCAAATCCGGCCAGAGGATCCGTTGATCCAAGGCCCAGAACCTTGTCCCAGACGAGGAGCTTCGCGAAATAGATGCTGACGCAGTACCCGATCAACTTGTCCGGCTCGTACCAATAGCCGAGCTCGGCTGTTCTAAATTGCATGACTGTCGTTGTTTCGGCTGACTGCGCAGCGATCTCGTTCGCGGCGAGATCCGCTGCGATTTTGCTGTCGACGTTCTCAGCTCTAAGCTTCGCGCTATATGCGTCGATCAGCGCCTTGACGACGGGGCCGCCGAGGAACGAGATGATCGTCATCCACATGAGTCTTTCCTCCGCAGGGTCCGCAAGCGCGCGATGAAGGTCACGACGGAGATCGAGAGCAGGATGCGCCCCGTGATTTTGACATCGCCGACCGCCGCGCTGATTTGGTCCTTGACGCCGGGATCGCCCAAAGCGTCGGCAAGCTCGTCGACGATTGAGGCCAATGCACCGACAAGCGCGATGCAATAGCTCCAGGCAATCGTCATGGAGTGCAGGCAGAGAGCCTTGATCCTTGCGAGCATCACAGCATTGCCCGCAGCGCAGCGAGGTTGGTCTCGAGCGACTTGACCTGAGCTTCGGTGCCGATCACGGACCGGAGCAAGGCGTCCTTGCAAAGCCAACAGGCGCCGAAACCGGCCGCGAAGACGACGAAGTCGAAAATGGTCTGCATGTTCAATTCCTCCTGAAAATGGCTCTGATCAGATTGACGACAAACGCGCCGATCGAGCCTTTCGACGGGTTCGTCAGTGAAGGTCGGGCCGGGTCACCGTTTGCTGAGTTCTTTGCGATCGTTGTCCCGGCGAAGCGGATGTCCGGATCGAGCTCCGACAGAGCCATCAAGAGCGCCGCACATCCCAGCTGCGAGTCGACCTTGCCGGAATCGTAGACGCCATCGCGCACGTATTTTCCCGAGCGGTACTGGTCGGTGCCCGACCAGAGATAGGGCGACGGCACGCCCCGGGCCGCATAGCCGATGCCGTTGTAGGTCTCGAGCGCAGTCAACGCTCCTGCGATCGACCAGTCCTTGTGACGGGCCAGGAAGGGCGGACACCTGACCAGCGCGTCGACCGCGGCGGCCTCCCAGGAATCAAAGGGGCCTCGTCCGGCCGGAACGTGAACCGAGACCCGGTTCCAGGGATCGCCTTGGGCCAGGGACGCATTCCATTGCTGGGACGATTCCCGCTCGTGGATGACCGCGATGGCCGGCCAAGGCACGCCCGTCTGCCGCTCGACGGCTTGATAGCGTTGTCGAGCGCTATAGAGGCGCAATGCGACGTTGGCGGCCTCTCGCTTCCTGGTCAGCGTGGCATTCGCCCAGCGCTTCGCATTCGCCCGAGCGAGGGCGTTCAGGTCTACCATGGGTTGACTCACTTGGGGGGAGCAGTGATATCACATCGAAATGAGAAACATTCTTAGACAGAATGCTACATTGCGACGCGTGGTCTACTGGGCGCGGATGCAGCGAGCGTCGTCACAGTCTGATGAAGGCTCCATCATTGAACGCTTAGTCGCGCAGGGACCGAAGACGTTTGTCGAATTCGGCTTCCACCCGGCGGAGTTCAATTGCCTGCCCCTCGTAAAAAAGGCCGGTTGGCAAGGCATCCTGATAGATGGAAATGCCGAGCAGGTAGCCGATGCAGCTCGGTTGATGCCCAAGAATCTTATTACCCTTCAGCGTTTTTTAACGCTTGAGAACATTGATTTCATAAGAGAACTTTTCTCCGAACTTGGGGTGCTTTCAATTGATGTAGACGGCAATGATTATTGGTTCTTGGAGCGCCTGATCGATATCAAGCCGACCGTAATCTGCGTCGAATACAATTCAAGCTTTGGTCTTGAGCCCGTAACGATCCCCTACAATCCTGACTTTGATCGTCATCAACACCATCCGCGCGGATGGTATCATGGCGCCTCCATTACAGCCCTCGCCTCGCTTTGTGCCAAGCATGGGTATGGACTTGCTGCGGTCTCTTCTGGGGGAATGAACGCGATGTTCACCGAGACAGGAACTTTGGATCCAACCAAAGAATGGAGACCCAACTCATTTCGGGAGCGCCATTCCGGGATATCTCATGGTGAGCAATGGGCGTCGGTTAGAGACATGCCACTGATCAGAGTCTAGACTATCCTAATCAGCTTGTTGGCAATGATAGTCGGCGAGACGATAGCATGGGCACTTCCGCCGGTATTGTTCGATATGACAGAGATAGAGTTTGTTCCCGTCGAGGTGATCGTGCCAGTTGAGGGTGGCGTTTGATTAAACCCACCTGCGCCTCCCCCCGAGCTGTAATCTTGAACGGTTCTTCCGGTCGTACCGAAAGGGATGCCTCCGACCGAAGAGTTCACGGAGACGGAATTGCTTCCACTTGAAGAGATTCCGGTCGGAAGCTCGCCGAGTGTCAAGGCGTGCGATTGAGAACCTCCAACGGCACCAAGAGAAGCGGCGGACGTGCCGAAATAGGACGACGTCAGCCGGGAAGCAGCGGCGCCTCCCATATCATCCTTGCCAGCGACAACGCGGCCGCGGCAATCGGGGATATTGAACGTCGTCGAGCCATCTCCGACACCGTACGTCGTCCCGAACAGGGAGAACAGCGTTGCATAGGCGGTTCGGGAGACCGCTTGCCCATAGGCCAGCACGAATGAGCTATTCGGGGCCGTCGCACCAAAGAAGTCGATACATGATCCGATCGGCACGTTGTACGGATTGTTGAAGAAGCCAGCCAAATAGAAGGCAGCATCGCTGCTGTTGTAGAGCGCCACATAGGGCGTTCCCTGAACGATCGTTCCGGCCGGCAATTCAACTCCTGGCGCCGAACGAAGCGGCTTTGCGCCGAGGCTGTCCACATTGATCGTGACAGTTGCGCCATTGGTCGTATGCGGCGTGAACGCGATCACCTGGCCATTGAGCTGCTGGAGCGATTGGAAGACCTGGTAGGTATTGACCGAATAGGCCGTGCTCGTTCCGCTCGTCACGATCGCGCCGGCGACATCGTCGCGGTATTTGGCGATCGCCGCCATCATCGCCCGCGCAGAATCGTTGACACTGGAGGGAGCTTGCCCCTCCGCCCAGTTGATTGTTGAATCGATCGTTGCATCGGCGGACGCCGTTTGAGACCATTTGTAGAGAGTCATCTTGCTTCCTTGATGTAGCGGCGCGCGCCATCGTCGCCGTTTTTGGATTCCGGAGGCGTTACCTCCCGGCTGTCAGTCCGAATTCTTTGCCTCACTGCCGCACAGCTCGATATATTGCGCGCAGCGGCAGGCTGGCGCGCGGGCCGTGAGCAGGTTGCGGATCACGCCGGGCGGCACGCCTGGGCTTTGGCTTGCGATCTTCGCCACGCGCTCGTCGATGATGCCGTCGATCTCGGTGCGCAATTCCTCGATCCGATCCTCAAGTCTCATTGTGCGCTGCTGCTTCGTCGCCATGCGTCGTTCCATTCTTCAATTGAGTTTCAAGCGCCGCCAGCTTGCTCCTGGCGGCTGCCGCTTCGTTCTGCGCACGCCGGAGCGCGCGCTCCCGCTGCGTCTCGTGAGCCGCAAGATAGGCCTGGATATCGTAGGGAAGCCGGCCGAACCGCTGCTTGATTTGCGCCGGCCAGGATCGCGGTGGAGGGATCGCTGCGACGGCGCTCATCGCAACTGCTGCAGGGCCGCCGAGCGTGGGATCGGCGAGGCCCAGCGAGGCATGCATGCGCGAGATCTCCTGCACGGCCGCCCAGAGTCTGTTCACCCCGAGCGAGGCACAATCGTCCACAAAACGTGCCACCGACGATGGCATTGCCGGACAAGGAGCCAGGTTATTCAGCTCACACCATTTGACGAACATCGGCGCGTCGCGCATCCGCGCCTGCGCAAGCGCCGTCAATAGCGGATGGGTCATCGTTTTGCTTTGCGGAGTGCCTCGTGGAGGCTGCCCATGCGCCGGCGCAGATCGACGAGTTGGACGCGCCTGCGCAAGCTGCGAGGGTTCGAATCGATGTCGCCCGCCAGCTCGGCATCGAACAGCTCGAGCGCCTCCACGCGTTTTCGCAAGCCGTAGAGCGCGAAGTTCTCCGCGATCCGGTCCGGCGACATCGGCTCGCCATAGAGATTTCCGGTGATGGATTCCGCGCGCTCGATGAAATTTCGATTATCTTCGCTCATGGTGTGCTTTCCTGCCGCGAATTCGATTGATCGGGTACTGTGAGACGACTGCGGCTTCTAGAACGGGAAGAATATTGGTGGCGCGAGGCGCCGCTCCGGCCTGTTCACCCTGCCTATGGTCCGATCGGAGGAGGTCGAGATTGACCATTCCTGGCGCGGAACGGGGGCATCCTGCATCGGAGGAGCAAACGGATTTGGATCCACGTACAGCTCATTCCTGTCTCGGGTTGTCGGCGACAGCCCTGGCGGGAGCTCGATCGGATCGGAAGGCCCTACGCCCTTCATTCTGTCGCGGAAGTGTTCGGCCTGAGCGCGGAGATACCTGACCACATCTCCGAGGATACTCGCCGAATCATTGACGTGCCCCTGCGAGCTCCTGAACGATTTGATGTAGCCGTCGAGATCATCGGCCCGGGCCTGCCAGTCCTTCTGGACGCCATCCGGATAGTAGGACTGATTGCCTTCCAGGAGATCGCCCAGCTGCTTGCGAACGGCATCGTAAATACGTGGACGATCTGCCTCCGTGATCGTCGTCTCGTAATCCGGGGGAGGCAGATACTGTTGTTCGATGGTAGCCATGACGAACTCCTGTCGAATCAAGCCGAAGCGGTCCCGCGATCAACAAAGGATCGCAGAACGATTCGGCTGACGAATAAGGGTGAAAGACGGGCTGGCGGCGCGCCCGGGCGCCGAACTATTTGAAGTCCGAGAACTGCAGATACAGAAGCCCTAACGGAAGATTTTGAACGTATTCGTTTCTCTTGCGAGCTTGCCCTTCGTAGATCCTGAGGCGAAGCAATGGCTCGGTAAGCTTCCTTGAAACCAGGCGATCGCCGCCCGAAAAATAGCAACAACCGGCGCTGAGGCTGCGGCCGCCATAGGCAAAGACCATCGCCTCATGGTACCCTAACCGCTCAACGTGGAGCGATATCGTCAGATCCGATTTTGTCAGTTCGATCGTGCAAGGCTTCTCATATTGGCATTCCTTCGCGATCCCCTCTTCGTTGAGCGTGCTCGTTACGCCTGCGGCAACGTCCTCCCTCGTCGTGCCGTCGAACGCATAGGAGACGGTGTAATCGCCGGCGTACGCATCGGCCGATAGAAGAAGGCCGATCGCGGCGATCGCGACAGGCAAGATACGTTTCAATGGCATGACATCCTATCCCGTATGCGACACATCTCGATTGAGAACCAGAGAAGGCAAATTCGGTCGTTCGGCCTGCTGGTATACACCACTCACCGCCGCACCGCTCTCTTCGCCTGGTAGAGCGCGACCGCGTCCTTGAGATCGCCAGAGCTGGAAAGCCGCGCGCTCAATGTTTGCAGATCATGCTGATTACGATCACCTCGGCCCGCCGCCATGCCCGGCCTTTGCACCGGCGGTATCGGCTTTGCCGTGACGGCATCTTTCGCTTTCATCATCAGCCGGTACTTGCCGGCATCGTACATCATGCGCTGGAACGTGGCATTGCGCATCAGCGGCTCGCTGTCGAACAGGCGTTGCAGCTCGTCCGGCTCGATGCCGCTGGCTTTGGCCGACGCCATGATCTCCTGGGCGACGGCCTGCCTGACGTCGCGCGTCTCTCCCTTGAGCAGCGTCTCCAACCGGGCATCCTCCGCCTTGGCGTAGTTCTGAAAGCCGCGTCGCGAGGCATCCGCCGCTCGCCGCATCTCTTCGCTCTGCCGGGCACGCAACTGCTCGCTTGACGCGACGATCGCCTGAACCCGCGACAGCTTCGCGGGATCCTGGCGCGCCATTTGCGCCAGCGCGTCCGGAAGCTGCGCCGGGGCAAGAGCAGCCAGCTCCGGAAACTGGCTGATGAAGCTCGCCTGGGCGATCTGCATGGCCGCATCGAGCCCTTCGAGGTAGCTTTGCCGGGCCCGTTCGACCTCGCCGACTTTTTCCTCGAGCGCGAGGCGCACCTGTGGGTGCTGCATGAGCTGCTCGATGTCAGGATCGTGCCCGGCTGAGCTTTGCTCATCGGAGCCGTCGGCGGCGAACGGCTTAGTAACTCCTTCGCCTTCGTGATCGTCGGTCTCGGGCTGCTCAAATCCATAGAACCTGGCGGCATCCGGATCGTTGTCCGCCACCTCCGCGCGCAGGGCGTCGATTCTGGCAGCAAGGGCCTCCGACGATTCGCTCTCGGCGGCCTGCCGGTCGCCGGCAGTTGCGCTCGCATAGTCGCGCGCGGCACGGGAGAGCGTCACGGCCTCGTTCGCGGCGGCGCGCTTTCCCTCGGCGTCCGTATATTGCCTGACGACCACCTTGGCCTGCGGATCGGCTAGCCGGTCGGCGGCATCGTGCAGTGACGTGCTGTCGCTCTCGATCGACTCGCGTTCCTGTTCGCGACTGGGGTCCGGCATTTCGGCATAGCCCGCGTGAGCGAGGTCAAACGCGGCGCCCGTCAGATTGAGATCGGATTCGACGGTCATGACTACTTTCCAATGTTGAACTTGAAGGGGCTCATGAGACTGCCGATTCCGCCGGCAAGCGTCGCGAACTGATCCAGGCCGGATTTCTCCTGCGTCCCCGTCGTCGTGCTATTGCCCTGCTGGCCGAGCTGCGCGATGGGCACGCCGAGCTGCGCAAGCAGGCTCAAGGCCTGCACGGGAATGCCGCGGCGCTGCGCCTCCTCCGCCAGCGTGGCGTTGGCACCATAGTTCTGGGCATCGAGCGCCGATTGCGCCGCCGCCACGCCCTGGCTGCGATTGGAGAGATCGGCCTGCTGCATCTGGGTCAGCGTGTTGGCCGTGGTGTTGCCGGCATTGTACAGCGTATTCGAGGCAGCCAGTTGGTTCGCCACATCCTGGTTGTATTGCGCGGCGATCACCGGCGCCTCCCCTGCCGCGACGCCCCTGCCGTAAGCCATCGCGTTCGCTCCACTGAGATCGCGGCCTGCGGCGGCGAACTGCGAATTCACGTCATTGCCGACGTCAGTCCTGATCTGCGCAAGCTGCGCCGTCAGCGCAGGATTATTCCCGATCATGCTGCCGTTCGCATAGGGCGTCAGCCAATTGCGATAGGCCGCGAGATTGTTCTGCACGTTGGCCGCCTGCGCGTTGGCATCGCCGCCATTCAGCATCGTCTGCGCGTAGCCCGCGATCTGGCCTGCATAAGGATTGCCCTGCGCAGCGTTGCTCTTCAGCGTGTCAAGCGCCGAGGTTTCCGCCGACGTCAGGCCGGTGTTGTTGAGCCCGGACCCGATCTGACTCAGCATCGTTTGCAGTGCCGGCTGCGCGGCAAGCCAAGGCGCCGACTGCGATTGCACGGTTTGTGTGGAAGTGGATTGTCCGCCCATGGGCGATGGCTCCTTTGAGCTGGGATCTAGTCTGTGTGGCGACGGCGAGACTTGCGATGCCGCGATGTAAAGCCGTCAGTCGAACGGGAAGAAAATCGGCGGCTGGATCGATCTGCTGCTCGAAGACCTGTCTCCGGTCGAAAAAAGCAACTGATCCGGTCGACGCCGCAACAATGCTTCAAGTTGCCGCGACGTGAATGGCTGGGGCTGGATCTGGAATAAGTCGGGATCAATGGGTCGCCACGGACGCCGATCCAGGTAATCCGGCCCGGACCCGTCAGTGCCAGGCGTCGACGGGTCAGCGCGACGTGCTCGTAACAGCCAGGCGAGCAAGTCTGAGCCACCAGGAACTCGCTCCCTGTTCGGCGTTCGCCGTGGCGGAGCTGGCATCTGCGGTGGATCACCGAAGGGATTTGAAACAGGGGGGACCGATGACGGCGGCTCCCACGGAGGGAACGCCGGCGGGGCCACATTCCAATGCTCGGGATCCGCCCACCATGGCCGCGGCTTCGGAACCGCACCATCAACGCCAAAATTCGGCAAGCGCACGTCAGGGTCTTTGAATGATCTGGTCATTTATACTCTCGTGGAATGCAATACCTCGTGGCCGGCGTGTCCCGCAGACAAGCCGACGGAAAGCGTCTCGAAAGTTCACCGCCTAGGGGTCGTAGATCACGTGGTAGATCAGGCCCAACCGCTTTGCGATGGCATCAAGCTCTGCCTGACTGTCCGGGTAGTGCTGATATACGAGCCTGGTTTTGATGGCGCTGGCATGATAGCGGGGATTCCAGGTCCACAGCGCGGTTGGGTACTGCCCCGTCGATCGATAGGTATTCATCAGCTCGCGCCGGACGAACCTGCTCTCTGGTGGGTCGGTAAAAGCAGTAGCGGACACCCTATCGCGATAAAATTCCTTCCATCGGCGCTCCACTGGCCTCTCGTCACCGGGGGGCGCGGAGCAGCGCAACGAGGTGAGGAAGGGCCCTGCCTGATCCTGCCCCTCGATGAATCCCATGCAGCTATCGTCGCCATATCGTCGAAAAACGCCCCAGGCCACCAGGGCACCGTCAGGGACATAGGCCTCTGACGAAGCAAGCAGGATGAAGCTGGCGCAGGCGTAAAAACAGAAATCCCTGACAACGACGACCGCATTGCGATCTCGAAGCTTATTCGCCAATTGCACCGCACGATCGGGGTCGCCTCCAAGGCTGCGAGCGATGGCGATGCCGTGGTCAGCCAAATCCGCCGCGATCGACACGTTCAGGTCCGATGAAATCATGCCGTCGAGGCACAGCACACGCTTGTCTTGCGACAATGCGATCGGCTGCGGGGTGTCGCTGCGACAATATTCGGCCGCACGAACGAAAGGCGAGAAGTCAATCTCTTGCGTCGCCGGTGAGCAACGGTCCACGCCAACCAACAAGCAGAACAGCGCAAACAGGCTTCTCGCACACAAACGGGACAGCCACCCTCGGCCGCCAGGCATCAAGCTGTGCCGCCACGGATGGCGCATCGCGCACCGCGCGATAGCCCTTTCATCCGAATGACGCTCGATCCTCGACATCTCCGGCCTCTCACTTCCACCCCAGCAGGATAATAGAACAAATCAAGAACTCTTGCAACCCCCGGTCGTAGGAACGGCTAAAGCCCCGACGTGAAACACGCGAGCTCGGTGCGCCGTCATTGCAAACGCTTGTCGATGATCGCGTAGGTCTGCTCGTATCCATCGAGAACGCGGACCCAGCCCTTCCGCCCGAAGATGCGCACGCAGCAGCAGCCTTCGGCTTGCGCATACGCCTCGATGCCGCGGATCAGCGGCAACCAGCGCGCCATGTCTGCACCGGCGCACGCCGTGATGACGCAGACCTTGCCGGCATCTGTTTGCTGAAGGCTCGTCGCAGCGGCAGCCGCGATGCTGTCGCCGTCCCAGGCGATCCAGAGCAGCGAAAGACCATCGAGGACATCGCGCTCGATTATGGCGAACGCCGACAGCCCCGTTCTGCTGATCGCCCGCCTCAGCAGGGGCGCTGCGAACGGCCAGATCGAGCGCACGTGCTCCGGATCGATACTGACCAGCCGCGCGTCCCGGCCGCGCTGATCGCCTGTGCGCGACATTTCAGAACGGAAAGAAAATCGGCGGCTGTCGATAGGCAGCCTGTTGCTGTTGAAGCGCACGAATGCGATCGATCAGATCAGCTGCTGCGCCGCAAAACGTCTTGCGATCATAGACGTCTGGTGCTGCCGCGGCAGAATTGGCTCCCCGTCCCGCTTGTCCAGCGCTCGCCGACAGTCTGCCGATTAAACCGCCGGCACCGGCGTATGTCTGCGGGTCAAACCTAGCGTCATTACGGAAACCCATATCCAACTCCATGAGCTCGGCCCATCTTCGAGACGAGCAAGTCAGGTACAGTTGCAATGCTGGACGATCCATCTATAGCTATGGACCCCACCACCGCAGGATGCGATCGATCAAGCTGCTACACATTGCGTTTGCCCTGATATTGAGCTGTACGGCCGCCAGTGCCGTCGACTTCCGCTGGACCCTCGGCTACGGCCAGGGCACGCTGGAGGCGAACATCGAGAACGCCGCCGGATCCACCTTCAGCATCTATTGTCCTGCCGGCAGCGACGACAAAACGCCGGGCATGTTCATCTCGGTGACGCGGATCAAGCCCCAGGTCAAAGAAACCGTCAACGCGCAGATCATCATCGACGGCAAGAACCACCCCTTCCTGCTCGACGGAAGCCAGTTCAAGGCGGAAGGACGTCAGAACCAACAGGATTTCAGGCAGCTCGTCATGGCATTGGCGACAACGAAGCAGAAATCCTTCGTCGTCGAATTCCCGAAGTATCAGACCCAGGAGACGTTCTCGCTACAGGACGTAAGGAAGACATTGGGGACTGCGAAGAAGACGATCATTCGGGAGTGCGATGATGGGACGTGATGAGGTCTTCGCATAAGCTGCGCGGCTATGGACGGCAGGGTATCGGCGACGTCACCGCCCACGCTTCTTCTGAATCGCGTCATTGTTACGCTTGGCCGCTTCCGCACCACTGAGTCCGTGCCGCAATGGATTTCCGCCACACCGCCAGCTAACAATATCACTCACACAGTCGTCGATGGTATAGTCTCGACCACGGCGACCCAGGGGCCTTGAATAGGGCCCTTGGCCTGGCGGACCACTCATCCCTTTCTCACAGTCTCGCCGCACCTGCGCAATTTCTTCTTCGCAGCCTTCGGTATCGGCGGGATTTTCTGGTGCCAGCGGCGGAGATGCCACATCTTTCCCTGCCGCATCGTCGTTGCTGACGGTCTGGAGTATTCTGACGTTGCTTGGCCGCGTGCTTCGCTTAAGTTCTTCCTCGAGCTGTGGCGCCCCCACGTACCAGCCCAATCCACCGCTGCGGTCCTCCGGCTTCGGAAATGGTGCTGTAACATCAGGCTCTTGAGTCCGTCTGTCCAGGTTATCCACCAGCATGCGGGTCATAAGCGCATGCGCGGTCGCGTAGTTGCGCATCCATTGAGGAACTGACCTCTCAAGATGCGGGTCCGGAATCTCGACGACATCATTGCGGCCAGGCGTGGGAAAAAAGGGCAAGCCTCCGATACGGCCTCCTAGCTGCGGCCCACGTAGGCCGGTCGGCAGTCCTCCCGGCCCCGCAAGAGCACGTGCCCACCACGGACCGGCCGCCAATGATGAGTTCAGTCCACCGAGCACTCCTCCCGTGGGCGCATAACCATCGTTGCTTCCAAAGGCGTCTGCGGGAGCTGAATAAGCCGGCTGCGACGACTGATAGGGCGGCTCTGATCGCGTGGGCTCGGTCGAACCGCCCTGCCCTCCGTAGATTCGGAGAAAACGCTCGAAAAGATTTTGAATATCGGGAGTTGCCATTGAAGCTCTCTCACAATTTTAGAAATGAAAGATTGAAACGCGCGCAGCACCGTGCGGCCCGATCGCTTGATAACGATGCTGGGTCGTCCAGTTTGATCTGCGCGTGAACGTTAGTTGTCTTTGGATCGTGGTCGTCAGGAGAGCCGGCGGCGCGCCGCTCTCAACCCACCACCGCCCACAAGAACACCCGCCCCGTCGTGGCGGAATTCGCATGCGTGATCGTGAATGCGCCGTTGGCGACCGCGCTCACATACATCGTGCCGTTGCCGACTTCCGTCGCCGCATTCGCTGACGCCGGCATCAGGATCGGCACCGAGCCCGCCGCACAATTCGTCGTCGTCACGGTCGTGCTCGATGCGCCGGTCGCCAGCGTAACGCTGCCGACGGCATTCGATCGGCCGGCGGCGAGCTGCTGGATCGCGAGCACGATCTTCTTCAGATCTGTCTCGGTGATGCCGGGAACGTAAGCTGTCATAGCGTGCCGTTCGGTGTGAGATCGGGAACGATGCCGGCGCAGAAGGACCATGATGTCGCTGCGGGAATGCGAATCTTGAAGCGCGAATAGCGGGTGTCGCGCCTGATGTCGCAGCGGCCTGTGCGGGCATTCACCAGGACTTCCGCGCCGGGCGTTGCCGCTGCGGCCGGCGTATCGCGCCATGAGACCGAGCCGAACAGCATCGCCGCATCAGTCACCGGGCGAAAGCCGCGGATCGTGATGCGGTTCTCGTCGGTGCCCTGCTCCGGGCTCTCCAACGTCGCCTCGAGACTGGGACCACGGAAGAAGCCCAGCACATGTGTATTTGAGAACTGCGCGATCTCGGGCTGCACGGCGGTCGCGTAGGCGTCGAGGCTCAGCGTCAAGGCGTCGATCGACGACGAGATGCTGTCGAGGTTTTCCAGCGTGAGGCCGGTCTGCGAGATACCGAGCAGATATTCACCTGTGACGGCGACCGGAAAGAAGCGATCGAGCAGGAAGTCGTAGCCGAGCAGCTTGTCGAAAGCGCCGACGGCGCCGGACACCGATTTGTAGGCCCAGTAGACCCGTGTCGAGCGCGGATCAGCCGCGCCCATGAACAGCTGAAGGTTGCCCTTGTCGAGATCGGCGAGGAAGGTGCGGTCGACCTTCTCGCGGCCGATCTGTTCGGGGACGCCGCCAGGTTCGATCTTGTGAAAGCCCTGGCCCGCATAGAAGAAGATGCGTTCGCCGGCGCGGATGATCGAATATGGCGCGTAGAGACCCTTGTCCTGCGTGATGCGATCGATCTGGAAGATGACCGGCGAGCCCGGCACATAGGACATGCGGCGGATCGCCTGGTCTTGGAAGATGATGCCTGCTTCACCGCCGGCGACGCCGCGAACGATGCCGCCATCCGGAAAGTCCTGGAAGTCGGACGATTTGACGCCGCTGGTCCAGCTGTCCGAGGCGTTGAAATTGTTCAGCCCCGACCACTGGATCCGGTATGGCGTCGACAGCAATCCCGACAGCACTAGGAAGCGTCCGACCACGCTGATATAGGCGGCCTGGGGCGGCGCGCCCAGCGCATCGGCGAACGCCGTCGACGACGAGAGGTCGAAGATTTGCAGCACCGCGTTGGCCTGCGTCGCAAACACGAAATTGCCGGTCTGCGCGAACTGCCATTGCGCGGTGGCTGATAGCGTCGAATAGGACGTTCCACCCTTGGAGACATCGACCCAGGTGAAGTCGATATTGTTGAGCCGATAGAGCCTGGTGCTCGTTCCGGCGAAGGTGATGACGGTGCCGTCCGACTTCAGCGCGTAGAACGCGCCGCGGCAGGGCGCCGGCAGGGCCGCCGTGTACGCCGAGAAGGATGGGAACGGGCCATAGCCGTCGCCGCGCGGAATCACGTTGAGGATGTTGCGCGTGGCCTGCCCCTCGTAGTCGCTGACGTCGGGGCGATACTCGCCGTAGGAGAGAAGCGGCATGATTCTGGTGTCCACCATACAGTACTCTAATGAAGTCAAGTCGCGGCCGCGCACGCGAGACCGCAGTCTCACAATTTGAGTCCAGATCAATCGACGTGGTCTCGCCAGGCTGCGCCGCCGTCTGCCACGCGCGAAAAGAGGCGATCCAGAGCTACGACCGGCTCGCCAGGCCGGAGACTCGAGCTCGGACAATCCAATTCGGGATTTGACCAATCAGCCCGAGAGCCAGCTCACCTAGCCGACTTGACATCAGTGAGCTCGGCCCTTGCGATCGAAGCAATCGCCGGCCCGCTTATGAACGTGAATTTCTCTGCCTGCGCCGCCTGGAAATCTGCCTCTTCTTCTGTGTCATGCACTTGTCGATCATCTCGCAAAGCTTTCGATGGAATTCGACCCCGTAGCAGAACGGCAGATATCTTGGAAAAACGACCTCGTAAGGCTCTTTATCGACTTTGATCGTTTTCAAACGATCGAGCGACCTGCGAACCGCCATACTGGCGATGGTCAAGGCCTGAAGGCCATCCATCCCTCGTGCTCGACGCACTTTGCTGTCCTTCAGCCCTTCAATCTGGAATGAACAAACCCATTCGCCGTCGTACGCCTCATCGCGTTCCGGAAAACCGACTCGCGCAACTGCTTTGCGTTGTTTTGCAGCACCGTAGTAAAATTCGTATTCTATGAGAGCGCGCTCATTCCACGGCATCGGATTAGTCCATTGGAAAACGCCTGGACCGCATATTGAACGGATACAGGGCAAATGCGATCAACTCGCTTGCCTGGGAAGAACTCTCAGGAGGGGGTACGGGACCAAAGGGCGGAAAAGGCCTTGGTCTCGCTATTTGGCCAAAGCCCGCCTCAAGACGTCTAAAGTTGGGATCCGGCAAGGATCAATCGACAGCGCCGCTCGCGACTTGCGCGTTGGATCGAAACAAATCAAACAAAGACCTTAGGTCGACCTGCCCTCCGGATCCGAGATCAACAGCACTTAGATCATTTTGATCGCTCATGAAAAATTCCTTCCTTACTAGCAAACTTGCTGGGCACTCGTTTCTTGAAAGGCGCAAACGCTGACGCGAAGCGACGGAACCTGAGCTTTCTGGTCCTCAATCACGGAGGTCGGCAACTACGGCTAGTCGCGTCGAAAGCCGCGCCATCGCCGCCCGGAATGGCGTTGAGGATGTTGCGCGTGGCCTGCGCCGACATCAGGGTCAGCCGTCAGCGCAGAAGCGGCATTGTTCGGTCGTCCATGGTTCAGGTTCAATCGGAGCCGGCGTCCAGGCGTTCGCGGGCGCCCTTTCGGTCATCCAGGCGCTCACTCGAGGCGCGGCATCGCTCCAAGTCAGCGGAAGCAATGTCGCTTCCGTCTGCCACGACATCGTGTCGAACGGCCGCCGAACCCAGGCTTCATGGTCGCGGTCATAGGTCGAACTGCCGCCGGCCGAAACAAATGCCCCCTGCATCGGAGCAAGTGAGACGAGAAAGAGGGACGATGCTCCCGCCGACGTCACAACAGCACCGGGTGATCCGACCGCGCTGATTGTTTCGTTCGCCGCTGAACCCGTCAGCGCGACCGAAGCCCGGAGACCCGGCAGCAAAGATATGAACGCGGCCCCGCCACCGGCGAGAGCAAAACCTCCGACACTGCCCGGCTCCAAAACCCGGAAGCCCGCAGGGTTGCCCGGCGAATTCAGGGTGCCTGGCGCAGACAGCGAAGAGGTCCTGAACACAGCAACCTGTCCCGCGACAGTAAACGATTGCCCGGAGGCCAGGAGAGCAACATTGCCATTGCTCGGGAGTTGGCCCAGCGCCCATCGGCCAAGCGCATCAAAACCGAGAAGGGACATGGCTCAGAGCGCCGCCGCGGCGCGAAAGAACGTGTCCAACCGGTCGGCGGACCAACCGTAGGCGGTCCCGATCGCAACCGTCAGCGGGTGCGCTCGTTCAAAGGTCGTCGCCCCGGCAACAATCATCGTTGCGCCAAACTGCTGGTCGGCCGGAAGACCGTTGATCAGCTGCTGAAGCGCTGCCGGAATGATGCCGGTCTTGACTGCGCCCAATGCGTCATCTTGCGAGATGATGCCCTGGAGCGCGAGTTGCTGGAAAAACTGCCGATCGGAGATTGCGAGCGGCACGGCAGCCGCCGGTGCAATGTACGGATCGGGTGTGTTTCCCGTGGCGATCCATGCGTCAAACGCTTGACGATCGGTGTTTGCCGGATCCTTCGGAATGTTCGCGTGATCGGTTAAGCGAACGATGGTATCGGTCTCAGTGAGTTGATAATCAGACATGATCGCCTCTTACATGCGGGCGTCGGATTTCCAATGCAGCCAGATGTTGGCGGTCGTCACCGAACTGAGAGCCACCCAAACATGAAAGCTGCCAGTCCCTACGGTCGGAACATTTGCCGCCACGTTTATCGACGAGTTTCCGCTATAAGCGTTTCCTGTTGCGCCGTTGTTCGGTGAGTACGTTGTAATCGTGGGCGTTGCACGCTTCGGAACCTTGAAGGCAACGTGTAGCCCAATCGCTGTTAAGGCTGATCCTTGATTGATAATCTGCCACTGGCCCACCGACGTAGCCGTGCCGGGCGCCGTGCCGTAGTCATATGATTTTTCCCAATACCGCTGGCAGAGAGCCAATTCGGACGCAAAGTCGGAAAGTTGAAACGTTGGAGCTGTGTTACCTTCGTACAGGCCGACATCGAACAACTCCATCACGGCGCCATTCGTTGCAAGCAGGTTGGCTTGTCCGCTGATGGCGGCGTAGACGCGCAATTCCATTCCAGTGGTGTTGTCGGCGCTCCATGTTCCCGTGGTTACCCCCGCCAAGGTCACCATCTTTATGACATCGGTGCCCGCTTCCCCTGCGGAAATGGTGAATGTGCCACTTGCACCGGAACCAGCACCGTTATTGTAAATGGCAACGATATAAGTGCCGGCGGGAGCATTAATACCAATTTGGGCGGCAACTGCTTTTGCTGATGCAGAACCCCACAAAAGTTCGGCGCAGCGGGAGCCCTCGATACGCTGGGCGATGATCAAATAGCTCGACCCAATGGAGGTCTGAGCTGCCGTGACCGTGACGCGGAGCCGATTTGGCGAACCTCCTGGGGTCACCTTTGTCACTTGAGCTATCGAAGCTGCGCCGGTGAGCGCGTTGGCATAAAAGAACCACTGATCGAGAACATAAGTGGTGGCTGTGCCGGTGGCCGAAATGGCCGTCGTGCCGTTCTCCTGCGACACCATCATGCCGCCGTTCACGATGTAGTTCTTTTTTGTCACGCCGAGGTTGGCACGCGCTTGCGCCATTTGCGTCGCTGTGAAGGCGTTAGACTCTTCGATCGAGATCAGATCTTCCTTCACTGCGACGATCGCCACGTTCGGTGCCGCCGCAAAGCTGATTCTGGTGCCACCGCCGCTCTGGCCCGACGCCATGCCCGAGCCCGACGAATTGTAGAGCACCGTGGCGCGGACGAATGTGCCGCTCGCGGCGATATAGGTGCCTTCGGCAATCTCCCATTGGGTGAGATCGCTGCTGATTGCGATGAATTTATACTTGCGACCGTCGATCGCGCCGGCCAGCGTCGGCGACTGGCAGCCGCCGACCGCCGACGCATAGACCCAATCCGTCGTTCCGCCTGCCGTGGGAATGAACCGGCAGTTGTCGAGAAATGCTGCCATGTCAGGTGATCGTCAGGATGCCGTTGACCTGGTCGAGGTCGATGGTGAAGGTATTGCCGTTGGTCAGCGTGATGGCCGTGCCATAGTCCCACCATCCGATCAGCGGCTTGGTCGGCGATGTCGAATTATAGAGCACCGCATATTGAAACGGCCCGATCGAGCCGCCCGAGGCCGTCCACGCCGGGTCGGTGCCGCCGACGAACTTGAACGTGCCTGAGGTCTGCGCGCCCGTGATGGTGCCGACGCTGTTGCCGCCCGCGGCGTAGCCATTGCCGGCCGCGAGGTCCGCCGGCGCGTTGTAGACGGTGTTGGTAGCAACCGGCGCCGTGTTGGTCAGGTAGACCTTGTAGACCTGCGCCGTTCCGGTCTTCATGTCATGCAGCGCGTTTGCGACATCCTGCACGAAGCAGTAGAATTTGTTGAAGCTTGCCATTTGTCGCCTCCTAGATGATCTGTCCGGACACGCGCACCGTCATCGGCCCCGCATTGAAGGTCGATGTCAGCCCGAGATTGTTCAGATCCGTGAGCGCCGACGTGAAGCCGAGGCCCCAGGTCTGGATGCGCGCGTCTTCCTTGATGTACGGAGCGGATTCCAGCAGCGCGCCGTAGAGATAGAGATCCGGCGCCATGGTCAGCAGCCAATTCGTGCCGCTCGAGGCAAGCGCCGGCACGTTCTGGCGGTAGACCATCTCGATGGTGTAGGCAGCATCCGGCGTCGGCGCGAGCTCGAGCTCGTTGCCGAAGACCGTGAAGTAGCGCGGCTGCGCGGCGACATCCGACGTCGCAAAGCGGTATTCGTCCATCTGCGTCCCCGACTTGAATTCGAGGCAAGGCTTGCCTGTCACGCTCGACAACCGAACCCTGCGCATGGACTGAAAATCGGACGGGAGCGAGATGAACTCGGGCTCGTTCGAGGTGAGATCGACGAGCGCGGTCGCCCTCTGCTCCATCTGCCGCACGAACAGCTGGCGGTTGAACTTGGCTTCCACGAGCTGGACGAAGGTCGGGATCCGCGCGATCAGCGTGGTGTCCTGGTCCCGTGCGAGATATTCGGTCACCGCTGATTGCAGTGAGGTGTAATCGGTGATCTGTATCACGGGAGCTCCGCTGACCAGCCGGCTTGCAATTTCGGCCTGTCGGTTCGCAAATAGGCCCATTCGGGATCATCGAGCTTTCGCTGCACGATCGTGTCGAACTCGGGCGTGAACAGCCGCAACGAGGTGTTGCCTCTGGCATGCTCTTCGTTGAGCCATTTGACGTAGATGACGTTGGGAATGCGGGCGACGTGACGCCCCCATTCGCTGCGCTGCTCGTCAACTCGCGCTCGTTTGTTCCACTCCAGGATCGGCGCCACGTCCTGGATATGCTCGATCGCGAGGTCACGGCCATTGCTGTCGAGATGAGGCCGGATCAGGACGCCCTCCATCAGGACATCTCCGTGATCCACAGCGTGCCCGCTGTCGCCGTGACGAGACCGTTGGTGGCGGCCTTCAACGCGGCGATGCGCTGGCCGGGACTGACGGTGACATATTCGACCACGTTGGGCGGAAGGTACGGATCCGAGGTGGTCGCTGTCTGTGCGCCATCGCCGATGCGGTAGCTGCAGCCGGAATTGGCGACCAGGCGGACCTGGTAGGTCTCGGACCCGAACGCGTTGGTGGCGCCGACGCTGCCGTCATAGGCGATCGTCTGCGTCGGCCCGACGCGCGAGGAGTTCTGCTTGGAGAAGAACGGCATGTCAGGCGGTCCTCACTGTGACAGAGAAATGCATCGGGATGGCCGCGCCCGATGCCCCCGAGGGCGTCAGCACGATCACGTCGTCCTCGTTGAGATAGGTCGGCGACGTCGGCACGACCGAGAACAGCTGGCCGGCTGCGGATCCCGCCTGCGTCACGGTGAAAGTCGCGAGCGTCGTCGCATTGGCCGAGATGGTGACGGTGCCGTCGGTGGTGGTGATCGCGCCGCCGAGAATGCCCGTGACCTTCAGCAAGCGGCAGCGGAAGGGAGCACGGACATAGGCGGCGACGGGGCTTGCGCCGCAGGACGGCGTGTAGGCCGTGAGATCGGCGGTATTGAGTGGGCGATTGCCGGGAAGCGGCATCTTGGGTCTCCAAAAATAAGGGGCGACCCGAAGGCCGCCCCGAGATGAGAGGAATGGGGGTGATCGCTTAGGACGTCGTGTTGTCGAACACGCCACCGGAAGCCTTCTCGTTGCGGGCGACCAAGGCGTATTCCGCCAGGATCTGACGACGGTCGGAGTCACCGGTCTTGGCCAGCGGGATCGAGATCATGTTGCGGCCGTTGAGATAGGCCACCGCCCATTTGTCCAGCTCGAGCACCAGCACGTCGCGCGGGCGCTGGAAGCGGTTGGCGACCACCTTGAGCTTGCCGAAATCGGACTCATAGGCGTCGACCGACGCCACGATCTTCTTCGACTTCGCCTCCTCGATGGCGGTGGAGCGACCCGTGAAGGTCGAGAACACCTGCTTGTTGAAGGCGCCGGTCATGATGGTACCGGGCTTGCCGCCATTGCCCCAGATCGAGGACAGCACGGTCTTCAGCCGCACCTCGGTGAAGGCGAGCTGCGTGCCGTCCGTTCGCGTGCCGGTGCCGTCGGCGGCCGCCGGGTCTGCCGCACCGCCTGCTGTGCCTTTCGAGGTGTTCGAGACAATCCAGGACAGCACCGACGCCGTCTTGCGCGGCGTCGTCGTATTGCCCGCGACCTTGGCCTGGTTGGTGCCGCACAGGATGGTTTCGAGATCGCGCTTGAGCTCGAGGCCTTTCAGCATCTCCTGATAGGCGAGCTCGTTGTCGCGGCCGGCGTGATCCACCGCCTGCTGCGTGCCCGACACCCGCGCGACCTTGTAGGAGATCTGGCAGAGATTGCCGAGCCGGACGGTTGGCGTGGTCGTGTTGGTGTTGGGATCGTCGCCCTCGAGCTGGGCGTTGGTGCTGTCGGCGGGCGCAAGCGCCTGGGTCTGCCATTCGTGGTTAACGGCAGATGCCTTTTCCTTGTCGACACCGCTCATGAACGGCGTATCGACGGGATCGATGCGATAGATCATGTCGCTGAGATCTTCGCGGTTGCCGACCGCGGAGTAGGTGACAAAGGTTGAAGTCGGTAGAGTCATCTATGTTTCCCTCGAGAGAGCCGACGCACGGCCTCGAGCACAGGCATTCACCTGGGCGGCCGGACGCGGCACAAATGCTTCCTGGTGTGTGACATCACGATCTCGAGGCTCGATGGCGCGGAAGAATGTCCGGTTCGGCTTGCAAGATCTTGTTGGCCGGGAGCCTGCGCTATCAACGCAGGGGCGGCGACGCAGATGCGTCGAACAGATTGACGGGCGTAGGCTATTAAAGGCGAAGGTACGACTGTGCGACATGAAATAGTATTGATTGAACGAGACGGGAACGATTCAACTCTCCCTGTAGTTGTGCAGAAATCGTGCAGACTAAATGATCCCGAACCGCTTCCGTCGCTCTGCCGCCTCCGCAAGCTCTTTCATTTCGGCCCGCGCGAGCTTGCCGTTGGCAACGACGCCGGCGAGATGATCACGCACCTTGCCGACGATGTTGATCGCCAAAAATAGCTTCTCGCGGCCCGCGGCATCATCGACCGTGGTGGCTCGCCAGGCCGCGACGTAACTCTTCTCGAGCGTGTCGAAGGACTCGCTCAGCAATTCGTCGTCGAGCAGCGCCTCGGCTCGAGCCGCCCGCGCGGCCGCCTTCTCAAGTGTGCTCTCGTCAGACATTGGTTTCCTCCTTGTCGGTCATCGCGCCTTCATATCTGGCGCGCGGCGTTCTCAAATGACGAGCTATCGCCTCCGCTCGGTTTCATGTGAAGGGGTCTGTCGCCACTTCCAGCATACCTTCTCTGTTACAAAGGACCGTCAGCAACAGTGAAGACTTCGGTGAAAGGACAATCTCCTCTGCCCAGGGCTCAACGATCACTGTCAGCGGATTGGGGTGATCGTTAGCTATAAGATACTTCATGGTCGCATCTGTCATTCGAAGCTCCGTAAGATATTTGCCAACAGAGCTGCGCGGTGAGCTGCAGACGCGTGGAGGGAAATTCGCGAGCTACACCCTCGTAAAATTTCTGGAAAGCAGCAACAGATCGGGAGGTAATACCGGCCGATTTGAGATTAGATAATGTTTCGTCAGTTGCCTCGGTGGGAAGCCATGCCTGATTTATTCAAGCCTTGTGCGAAGCCGGCAAGTCGTTGAAAATCCTTTCGCGTTAAACCCTCGGGCAACGCGGCTTCCGCTTCGGCAATGGCTCGCCAGGCGGCGCTGCCCGCAACAGCTCTACCCGCCCCTGAGATCGTTGACCCGGCGAGCCCATCTGCGGCCGCACCTGCTCCAAATAGACCGAGCCCCTCGGCACCAGCGACGGCGAGTGGTGGAAACAACAGCGAACCGAGCCCAATCGCTCCCTCAATCTTCGCAGCTGTCGGATTATTCCGCACAAGCCTGCCGCGCGCCCGGCGGATACGCCCGCTGCGCTTTCCCCGTTTCGATCGCGGCCTTCAAGTGCGTCTCCAGCACCGACATCTTGGCGTCGAGCGCGCCTTGATCTTGGCGAGCTCGATCTGGCCCTGCGTCTTGACCTGGAGATGGATCGCGTCGTTCTGCGCTTTTGTTGCTGGAGCTGCGCCTTATGCGCGGCGAGCGCAGCGTCGACTTGCGCCCGCGCCTGCACGGCGAGGAGCTTCGGATCGGGCGGCGGCTCTGGGGCCTAGGGTTGTTTCAGCAAGCGGCCGGTCCCGTGCCCAACGTCGATGCATCCAGACACACAATCACGATCTTGCCCGCAGATCCGTAGTCCGAGCGGCTCCACTGCCACTACAACCCTTCAGGTAG